GCGGGAATGCGTTGGTGGTTGTTCGTGCCTGGGCCTATGGGCCTTAACAGGTGTAGCGATAGCTATAGCAACTGCTAAACACGTTGGAGGCCAAGGAATTTCTTCCCTATATTTAGAGAAGGAGTTCCCATCTCATACTTTTTTAAGTATGTGGCTTCCTTGAAATCATAGGTTTCATCCTCCGGAAATTCTGGATCATAGTAACCTACATCCAAACTGGTTAGTTGACTAACGTCAAAGTACCAGGATGGATTAATGGATTTTATGAGTCGATAGATCTCATTACTATCCATTGAGAATTCTGCCTCTTCAAATATGTCGAGGTCTAATTCTTCACATTGGGACCACACACGCGAAAGCGTTTGTGCAAAAGGGCGGGTGTTATAACATCCAATCTTTTCTTCTCCCATTAAAAGCGATTGAAAGAGGTTTCCTCTTACAGCTCGCTTTGCAAATTCCTCGACAGATAAAATATTATCTTGTGCTGCTTTTGCAACAGTTGATCGAGGGTTATCATTGTCGGCAGGGTACTTCGATTGAAGTTCTTTCCAACTTATTGCATTGACCATATTTGGCCAATCATTAAGCTGTCCGACAATACGCTCTTCATATTCCGTGATAGAGGAAATACCCCTACGCGTTGGATTAGTGTTGAGCTTACGGAAGATTCTAACATCCTTTCGGATGTCTAGACCACTCTTTGCCTTCGATAGAAGCCAACGGAATGGAGCAGGCGACTCTAATAAGTGCCGCTGCATATCTTCTTTAAATCCTAAACCATAACCACCGATTTCCACAGGTAAGTGGATCGCATGGAAACATTTAGGATTAATGGACTTTTTCGGTAGAAATGAGCCCATTCTTGAGATGAATAATGTTCTAATAAGAACCTTATGCCATCTTGGCCAGAATAGTTTGTCAATAGGCAACCAATTCAGGCATCCAGCAATTTGTGACGATTTACCAATCGCCACATTCTTGTTATCCTTCTGTAATAAGGTCGATTGACCTTGTTCCAAAAGTCTAACCTTGACGGAGTCGACGATAGTCGAATGGTCGTTATTACGACCGTCCAAAGGTTTTTTGCGCCAAAAGTTTTCTATATTTAGAATCCTCTCGGTGTACTTCACACAGATCTTGGACCAACCATGTTGGCCATCGGAGATGTGGGATCCTGCTTTCAGATGATAATCTGTAACCAGATCCAGATAAGGGGTCGGACCCACCAATAGATGGTCATCCCCCCCTATATGACACATGCGCCAAGGATATTTCCTTTTCCATACCGAAGAAACGGTATCTAGCATTGCCATGTTACCTGTATAATCCAAGAACGATAGTTCTTCAATTGCCAGGTTCAAGAGAGTAAGAGAAGGTTTAGCTATTGCTTCACCCATCATAATTCCAACAGTAGTTAGAATACTCTCAAATTTGTTCGGATGAACGACTAGTCTCGGCCCTATTGTGCTGAGAACTAGGTCCACATATGGTGAATCACCATATCCGTAGCCGACCATAAATGCCTTTAACATATCTCTAGTAAGAGCATGCTGTTGGGCATTAGTAGCATCCTTAAGGTCGCTCGATAGAACGGCCAAGCTGCTATTATCCCATTCCTCCTTCGATAGAGGGAGCTTTGAGATCATCTTCGC